TAAACACTTTATTACCAACGGAAAAGGCCAAAAAGGGGGAAAATTTCCGTGGGAAGATGGAGATAGATATATTAAATCAATTAAAGAATTAACACATCTAGAAAGACAAATAGAATTTGACGAAGAAACCAATTAAGCCTTCCGTTGATATACATATAAATGAAACTACTAGGAGTATCTAAATATGGCACAACCAACATCGAGGGCAACCCTTAAAGAATATTCTCTAAGAAGACTCGGCTCACCTGTAATTGAAATCAATGTGGACGATTCTCAATTAGAAGATAGAATTGATGACGCATTGCAGTTTTTTGCAGAATATCACTTTGATGGTGTAGAAAAAACATACCTTAAACACATAATTACTGGTAATGATATAACCAACGAGTATATTGAACTTGATGATTCTGTAATTTCCGTCACAAGATTATTTCAATTTAGTGAGGGAACTGTAAACTTATTTGATGTTCGATATCAAATGGCATTAAATGATTTTTATGGATTAAGAAATCCGAATCAATCAATGGTTCAATATGATATCACAAAACGACACCTTTCTTTGATTCAAGATATTCTTTCTCCCGAAAAATCTATTCGGTTTAGTAGAGTTACAAGTCAATTAAAAGTTGATATGGATTGGAGCGAAGAAGTAACAGTTGGAGATTATCTTGTCGCAGAAGCATATGTTGTACTTGACCCAGAAACTTGGCCCGAAATTTATAAAGACAGAATGTTAAAAAGATATGTTACTGCACTATTCAAAAAACAATGGGCATCAAATCTATCAAAATTTGAGGGGATTCAACTTCCAGGCGGTGTTACATTTAATGGAAGAGAATTATACGAACAAGCACAAACAGAAATAGACAAAATTGAAGACCAAGTTCAAGAAATGTATGAACTCCCTCCAGAATTTATGGTAGGATAATAAATGGCAACTAATAAGTTTTTTAGACATCAAGTTAAGTCAGAACAAAATCTGATAGAAGACATTACAATTGAAACAATTCGAATGTATGGTCATGATGTCATTTACATACCAAGAACATTAGTAAATAAAGATTTCTTATTTGGCGAAGATACCATTTCAAAATTTGAACAGGGTATCAATATTGAAATGTATATTGCAAGTGTGGATGGGTTCGGAGGAGAAGGTGATTTTGCCTCGAAGTTTGGTGTTCAAATTAAAGATACCGTGGAATTTGTTGTCTCTAAAAAAATATTCAATCAGAATTTTTCACATATGAATACCATCAATAGACCTAGAGAAGGCGATTTAATTTACTTTCCACTTTCAAAGGGTTTGTTTGAAATTAAATTTGTAGAACATGAAAATCCATTTTATCAATTAGGAAAAAATTACACATATAAACTTTCTTGTGAACTGTTCGAATATAGTGAAGAAGACTTCACTACAGGATTTAGTGATATCGATAAGGTTACAGGGTCTGCCGAAAATGTTGCATTCTATCTTTACATGACTGGCGGAGCGACGACTGATTATAGTGTGGGTGAATATGTGTATCAAGGTTCAGCATTTGGAAACGAAGGCTCCAGCGCAGATTGGTACGCAACTGTACTCACATGGGCATCTGGCAATACATCTGGTCCAGCAGGACTTGAAGCAGCCGGTGGATATAGACTTCTTACAGTTGCAGGACCTTCTGGTGCAACAGGTATTGTTTATGGAACTAGTGCCAATACTGGTACTGGCGGTGTTACTGGTGATTCTTCCAATGCGTTCTATATTGCCGCAACCGCGGGGACATTGGCAACAACAACAATTACTCTTGATACATCGTATGATGATTCTGGTGACTTTGAACTTGAATCGGATTCAATATTTGACTTTACTGATACAGACCCATTCTCTGAAGGAAATTTTTGAAACACTCGTTTCTTAGTAAATAAAATTAGGGAAGCAAAGAAAGGTATCAAATACCTAAATAAGAATGGTAAAAGGAAAATGGCAGTTCCAAATACGGAAAAATGGAATGTTCTGGTCGAACAAGGATATAGAGAGGGATATTAATGTTTACAACATTCTACCACAATTCAGTTAGAAATGTAGTAATCGCATTTGGGTCATTATTTAATGACATCTATGTTACTAGAAAAAATGCAGACGGAACTACAAAAGAAAAAATTCGAGTTCCTATTGCTTATGGTCCAAAAGAAAAGTTTCTTAGAAGATTAGAAGAATCAAGTTCTATTTCTGATGGACCAAAAGTTGAAATAACTCTACCACGGTTAGGTTTTGAAATGACCGGCGTAGATTATGATACCATGCGTAAAAAGAACACAATGAATAAGCGCCATGTTGTTACTGGAGTAACTGCCGGTAGTCCTATCTCATATGATTATTCTGAAGTACCATATAATTTTAATTTTACTTTAAGTGCAATGGTAAGACACATGGATGATGGTCTTCAAATTACTGAACAAATTTTACCTTACTTTACACCAGAATTTAATGTAAGTATAAATTTAACTGCCCTTCATCAAAAAGTTGATGTGCCAATTGTTCTTCAGTCTTCTTCTATTATAGAAGATTATGAAGGCGACTTTGATGCTAGAAGAAATATTCAATTTGATTTTACCTTTGTTGCCAAATCATATGTGTTTGGTCCAGTGAAGACATCCAAAATTATTCGAGAAACAGATATTACTTTCTGGGATTCCGAAAAATTTACTTCATTGGGAGGTCCAACAGGTGCCAGTGGTGCATTGTCTATGTTGGAAACTACAATTACAGGTCCTTCTGGCGTATCATCTGGTATCGATGACTTTACATCCGAAACTAGGACATTTGTACACGGAATATCATTAGATTCTGCGGGTAACACCTATGCATAAAATTATGGAGTGAAATATGGCTAAGAAGAAAAAAGTGAATGAGCGCATCAGTGATGCATTAAATATAGAACATGAAGTTATTGAAGGTGATGTTATAGAAACAAAAATCGTACATACCCCAGAACCAAAGAAAAACATCAAACAGGTTCATCTTGAAAAAGATTATACTGATGTTCGAGATAATTTAAAAGATATTATTGATAAGGGTACTACTGCAATTGACGGTATTCTTTCCGTTGCATCCGAAGGGGAATCCCCTAGAGCATATGAAGTTGTTTCTCAACTCATCAAGAGTGTATCGGAAGCAAATAAGGACTTGATATCTCTTCACAAGCAAATCAAGGACATCAAGAAGGAAGATGTTACTCTTAACCAACATAACACAACTAACCAATCTATTTTTGTAGGTTCTACAAAAGACTTGCAGGCCCTTGTAAAGAAAAATGTTCAACAAATAGAAGACATGAACGATGACCCATCCTAGAGATTCATATCTTGGAAACAAGAACCTAAAAGCATCCGATGTCCCAGTTCAATTTACAAAAGAACAGGTTGAGGAATATCTGAAATGTGCTGATGACCCCGAATATTTTATTCGAACATATATTCAAATTGTGAATGTGGACGAGGGACTTATGCCGTTCGATTTATATGATTTTCAATCTAACATGATTGATAAAATACACAACAATAGATTTGTTATTGCCAAACTTCCGCGACAGAGTGGTAAGTCTACTACTGTTATTGCATATCTTCTTCACTATGTGTTATTTAATGAAAGTGTAAATGTTGCTGTACTTGCAAATAAACTTGCAACTGCAAGAGAACTTCTTGGTAGATTAAAACTTGCCTATGAACATCTTCCCAAATGGATGCAACAGGGAATTATGGAATGGAACAAAGGTTCTATTGAATTAGAAAACGGTTCAAAGATTCTGGCATCTGCAACTTCATCCAGTGCAGTTCGTGGTGGTTCGTTCAATATGATTTTCATGGATGAATTTGCATATGTTCCTCAAGGTGTTGCAGAGGAATTCTTCAGTTCAGTATATCCTACCATTTCATCTGGTAAAACTACCAAGGTTCTTATAGTTTCTACGCCAAAGGGACTGAACATGTATTACAGAATGTGGATGGATGCAGTTGAAGGAAAGAACAGTTATGTTCCTATTGAAGTTCATTGGAATGAAGTTCCCGGCCGGGATGCAAAGTGGAAAGAAGAAACTATTTCAAATACCAGTGAATCTCAATTTAAAACAGAATTTGAATGTGATTTCATCGGTTCTACTAATACACTCATATCTTCTGCCAAATTAAAATCTATGGTATATAGAAAACCCATACATCAAAATGATGAGGGATTAAAATTATATGAAGAACCACAAAAAGACCATATTTATTTTGTGGGTGTTGATGTTGCAAGAGGAACAGGACTAGACCACCATGCATTTGTGGTGGTTGATATCACAAACGATGATAACCCATTTAGAATTGTGGCAACATTCAGAAATAACACATTATCTCCCATGACATATCCCACAGTTGTCCATTCGATTTGTAAACAATATAATGATGCTTATTGTATGATTGAAATTAATGATATTGGTGGTCAAGTAGCAGATATTATGCACAGTGAATTTGAATATGAACATATTCTCATGACCACCATTCGAGGAAGAAAAGGTCAAACTCTAGACGGTGGATTTGGTAAAGGTGGTTCTCAGTTAGGGATGAGAACGACAATGGCAACTAAAAGAGTAGGATGTTCTAACTTAAAAAACCTTATCGAAGAAGAAAAATTGATTATCGATGATTTTGATGTAATCGATGAACTCATTTCATTTATTGCAAAAAGAAATTCATTTGAAGCAGATGGTGGACATACGGATGACTTGGTTATGTCTTTAGTACTGTTTGCATGGTGTACTACACAGCAATATTTCAAAGACATGCTTAATATGGATGTAAGAAAAATATTATACGAAGAAAAGATGGAACAACTAGAACAAGAGATGACGCCCTTTGGTTTTATAGATAATGGTATAGATGACGAGTATGAAGTGGATAAAGATGGAACTGTTTGGCAAAAAGTAGATGATAACGAAAATAGTGGTTTTCTTAGTTGGTGATGAAGAATGCAAATCATATACATAATTGCATGTGAGTAGTACATAATGAGAGCATATAAATTATTCTATCTTTATAGAACCGAGGAGAAAACACATGGCATTTAGAGTCAGCCCAGGCGTAACAGTCACAGAAAAAGATTTTACCAATGTTATCCCTGCCGTATCAACATCAAAGGCGGCGGCGGTCTTCATGTCTAATTGGGGACCAGTAGAACAACGAGTTCTGGCCACTAATGAGAATGAATTGGTATCATTATACGGAAAACCAGATGTAAACAACTACGAAAATTGGTTGAATGCCGCGAACTTTCTAGGATATGGTGGTTCACTCACTGTATCGAGAGTAGATACCGCAGACTCAAATAATGCGGGATATGGTGGTACTGGCGGGAAAATCGCAAATTCAAATGTCTATGACGCAGGATTTAGTGCTGCCGGTGCAATATACAATGGCACTCTGGGTGCAAACACAAGATTTGTTGCAAAATATCCTGGCTCTTACGGTAACAGTTTACGAGTTGCCGTTGTAAAAGGTGTTGCAGGAACTTCATGGGGATATTCTAGTACGATTGATGCCACTGATGCAGCGGTTGTAGGTGCTACTCAAGCCGGATTTACTGCGGCGGCACTTGCCGGAACAGGAGCAACGGCTGCCATCGTTGGTGATATAATAAAATTTAACGGAGATACCACATCATACACAATCTCAACACACGCACAAAGTGGTAAAGGTGTAACAATAGGATTTACACCTGCACTCGGTGTTGCACTTAGTGCTGGAACAACTGGTAACTGGGAATTTGCATATAAGTCATATGTAGAACGACCATACACAACCTCAAATCTAGAATTGATAACTGGTGGTACAGGTGACCAATTTACTATTGTTGTTATAGACGAAGATGGTAAATTTACTGGAACTAAAGGTGAAGTTCTTGAAGTATTTAATGGTGTATCTCTTGCTAAAGATGCAAGAGATGGAGATGGAAATTCAAACTTCTATCCAACTATTATAAATACCAACTCAAAATATATTTGGATGGGCAATGCATTTTGTAATGTGGGTGGCGGTTCTGGTTCAAATAACTCAATTGAAGGTGCGGCCGGTGTTGGTACTGTGTTCGGTAATGTTACACGAAGTTATGCTTCTGGCATATGTGGAGCATATGGTACTACTGCATCTGATGCAGAATACCTAACATCATACAACTTATTTTCTGATGCAAACACAGTTGATGTTTCACTCATCCTTACTGGTTCTGCAAGTGCATCCCTTTCAAAGAATGTTATAGAAATCGCAGAAGCAAGAAAAGATTGTGTTGCATTCGTTTCACCCGGAAAAACAGCATCAGTAGATGTAACCACACTTGCAACGCAAGTATCAAATACAAAGACATACAGAAATTCTACTCTCAACAAGTCAAGTTCCTATGCGTTCTTGGACAGTGGTTGGAAGTATATGTACGACCGTCATAATGATTCTCTTAGATGGGTGCCACTCAACGGTGATATGGCGGGACTCTGTGCAAGAACAGACAATGTTAATGACCCTTGGTTCTCTCCAGCGGGTTTCAACCGTGGTCAACTTCGTGGTGTAGTAAAACTATCCATGAATCCTACACCCGAAGCACAAAGAGATGACCTGTATATTGACAGCATTAATCCTGTAGTTTCATTCCCTGGAGAAGGAACAGTCCTCTTTGGCGACAAAACACTACAATCAAAGGGTAGTGCATTCGATAGAATTAATGTTCGTAGACTATTCATTGTTATGGAAAAAGCAATCTCTACAGCATCGAAGTTCCAACTCTTTGAACAAAATGATTCGTTTACTAGGGCACAATTTAAAAATATGATTGAGCCATTCCTGCGAGATATCAAAGGACGGAGAGGAATTACTGATTTCAAGGTTATTTGTGATGACACCAATAATACTGCTGAAGTTATAGACGGAAACAAATTTGTTGCCGATATCTTTGTGAAACCAACTCGTTCAATCAACTTCATCCAACTAAACTTCGTTGCTGCCCGTTCTGGTGTAGATTTCAGTGAAATTGCAGGTGGATGATATTAAAACTCGCATATATAGTAAGAGGAAAGACATAAGATGAACATCAATACTTTCAAAAATCAACTTAATAAGGGCGGAGTTCGTCCTAATCTCTTTAGAGTAAACGGACCTATCGGACCTGAGGGTATCGATGGCGCGGCCAGTTTTTTGATTAGAACATCATCACTCCCTGCTTCAAATCTAAGTACAAA